ACCGTTGCTGGCTCAGATGAATATGTATTAAATAAATACGTTGATGAGATTGTAAGGGGAACGCTAAGAGAGATTGACGACTATCCTAGAATCCTTCGTTATAAAAAGAACACAGAATTTTTCAGGATTTCAAAGGACTCAAACGCATCGCAGGGAAACCCTAAGATGTGGACATATGGAGAATTAAGCAGAGTTGATAGACAGCCTACAGCCGGAACGCAAGTAAAGGTATTCTCATCTTTAGCGAATACGACAGGAACCGTTGCGGTAGTGACAAGCTCAAAGTTTATTAATGGCTCGTCCTTCTCACTCAATGACGTTGGTTTACGATTTAAGGTTGATGGCGATACTGAGACTTACAAGATTGGAAAGTTTCACAGCACCACAAAGTTAGAATTAATGACTAAGTATCGTGGAGCTTCTAACGGAACAGCTACTTACGCAATGGGAGATGTTGGCGTTTATGTCAATATTTCTGGATTTGTTGGTGGACAGATGGACTCAGAGGATATTGAACTTAATGGCTCTGATGTAAAGACTACGACAAAGACATTCACTTCATTATCGAGTGTGTCTAAAACTGATTTAACAGGCGGCAAAATAACGGCTACTAATTCAGCAGGGTCATTGAATCTTGCCATTATGGCACCAGGCGAGTACGAAGTAGAACGACAGACGATAGTATTATGGCTGATTCCTGATTCTGCTGAAACTCTACACTATAGATTTTACATGAAACATCCCGTACTTCGGTTAGATACGGATAGATCGTTAATTCCGAACAAATATCATCAACTAATAACACAACTAACAGAAAGTGATCTTCGTGAGTCCGCTGGTACTCAAACTCCCCTTGGACTATCTGCAAAGATCAATGATGGTTTCAAGAAACTTGAAGATGACGCTGAAGATTCAAGCCTTGAGAATAATATCCCTAGTAGTGAGGGAATTGATGATCTTGGGGATTTATTTAATAACGCCCTTGATCAGGATTTCGTTGGGTTACCATAATATGACAAGACAAACAGCATTTGACGTTTTCTTACGGTTCATGTTGATTGGAAGCGCAGTATTCTTCCTTCCGAATCAGATGAGTTATGGGCCACAGATGATGGTACTCCATTATTCTGCGTTTGCTATGATTGGATTAAGTCTGTTTGTCCCACCAAGACGACAGGTTAACAACGTATTCTTAGCGTTAATTTTGTTCTATGGGATGGTTCATACATTGCTGTTTGGTTATCACGAATACATGCGTGATGCGTTAATGAATCTGTTTGTCGGGATTGTATTAATAAAGGTAATTGCGGAAAGAGTTGATCTTAATAGGAAAAAACTAGGATGGGTATTCATTGGGTTCATCTTAGCGAATTATGTTCTATTGATTTTACAGTATTTTGATAAAGATCCAATATTCCAGATGGTATTTTTTGAGAATAGACCAGAGATTGACATGGTTGGATTCATGGGTATTAGATATGCATTAGCTTCATGGGGAGTGCTGGTTACGCCTTTTATATATTCCGTTCATCCTTTGGCGTGTTTACTGGTACTTCCCTTACTTTACATTGGGAAGTCATCTACTTGCGTAGTTGGATATTGGTTAGTAATCAGCTTTATCATGTGGATTAAGCATAGAAAGTTATTCTGGATTTTTGTTCCCATTACGTTTGTGGCTGGTCTTTGGTACATATTGAAGTTTGATATGCCGGAGGGTCAGTTTATGAAACGAATTAAAGTATGGTTTGGTGGAATTGGGATTGGTAGAGGAACCGCTTGGTTTGGCAGAGGTTTAGGTGCTTGGGCGGCAACGAAGTTTGTAACGATTCAACAGAACGGTTTACCTGAGATGTGGGTATGGGCGCATAACGAGTTCTTGCAATATTGGTATGAGCAGGGGGTATTAGGATGTTTATTCGTGTGGGCATATTTTAAGAATTTCTTTAAGCATGTAAACGTAACCAAACACTATTTAACCGTTGCCGGACTAATTGCATTATCGTCAATAGCAATGTTTCATTTCCCATTACATGTTGCGAGATTAGCCGGAATAAGTATTTTAATTTTCGCCTTCATGGAGGCATCAATAGCGAGGAACGAAGATGAAGAAACTCTTTTTAGTAGCACTAGTCTTAATTAACATTGGGTGGATCTCAGCAAGTGGTAGCGGTGTTGTTTCTGATAGTGAGGTTATTGCGAGGGCTTCAATTGAGGCAACGGAAGTTCTAACTAGCGGATTACTAAGTAATCTGTATGGAACGACTAAATTAGGTGGAACCGCAAACTATGCTTCGTTTGATTCTGCCGGAGTTCTATCAACTAGAAATGTCATTAGCTCTAGGGATGTTGTGTTGTTGGGTAATGACGATTTTTTAGTCTGGAAGCGAAGTGGGGAGGGTTACATTTCTGCTGGAGTTTCTAGCTCTAACTCCTTCGTTGTCACAGCAAGCATTGATGTAGTGAGTGGTACGATTATGAGTACAACCCAAGAAGCATTTGGATGGACATTGGTTGAGGTTGATAATCAAGCATGTACCACGACTTGTGTAACGTCTGCTGTATTAGGATTTGATTATGATGCAAGCGTTTTAACCAGTAACTCTGCAACGTCGAGTGACGTTTGCCTTTGTGCGGGGAATGCATAATGGATGTAAAGCCTATAAACGGGGTTAATCTAAGACAAGATGGCTACGATATGGATAAGAGCCAATGGATGTCTATGCAGAACGCTGATTATACGCATAAGGAAATGTTTGAGCAAATCCCTGGTTCCGTTAGGTTTCATGGAACATCTTTAGGAACGGGTAATCCTTCTGCAATCATGGTCTGTTATAACGATGATGAAAACAGGGGGGATATTCTGGTTGCTGTGGATGACCAGATATTCCGAAAGACTGAAGGTGAAAATGAATTTGCGTCTTTGATTGGTGGATTACCGTCTAATGGGATTAAGTTTTCTGTGAATCTTAATAACAAACAGTACATTCCTCATAAAGACGTTGGCTTATATGAATATGATGGAATCCAAACCATCGAGAAAATCAATGATGTTAAACTTGTTGATATGATTTATTCAAGGGAAACAGACAGATTCTTTGGTATTTCCTCTGAAGATCAGAAACAGTTATTCTGGACTGATGGCCTAACGCATAAGGACAATAATGGTGCGCCTCTAACATGGCCTGGTGTAAATGTGATGGTGTTTCCCCCTACGGGTGGTGATGTCATTGAGCGTCTACATTTCTTTCGTGGTCGTTTAGTATTATTTATGAACAATTCAATTTGGTTAATGTATGTCAATGGTGGCCCTAGTAACTGGCGACCAGAAAAGACACCTACTGCCGTTGGAATCATTGCACCAAAAACGCTTCAACAAGTAGGAACAGAACTATGGTTTCTTGGGTACAGCCCAAAAACAGGAAGGGGTATTTATGCCTTTGACGGGGTTACTTCACGTCTTTTATCTTATGATGTGGAGCCTTATATTGATCGCGCTAACGATGATAGAATTTATGAAGCGTGTGCTGAATACGTTAATAACATCTATAAGATTTCTTTACCGATTGATGGTGCGACCGAAAACAACAGGACGTTACACTTAGATCCAATTAACACAAATAGACTTACAGAATCTCCCAATGTTTATGGCCCACATACATATGGCTTTAATTGCTCCACTACTTTAAATACAAAAAGATTCAGAGGCCAACATTTATTTGGGAAGGTTCGCAGTAGTGAAGCTAGAATATATCGAGTCCACGAAGAATATCAAACCCAATACTCTAGTGAGCTTGATGATGATGGTGACTTAATTCCGGTTGAACTCTTAACTGGGGTATTAACTGATGTTCAAGTCGAGAAAGTGATTTATGATTCAACATGGCTCAAGAGATACGGAAAGATATTCTTATATCATCCACCGTTGGGTTCATACTCTGCAAAGATTGAAATATTCAAGGATGACGAGAACGATCTAATTAGTGATTATCTTGCGTATTTGGAGGGGCATACAGACACGATTGAATCTTTAATTTTAGGTACTACTCCATTGGAACGCAATTCAGAGGTGGACAACATTCATTTAGAACATATTTTAGCATATGCAATTCAGTTTAGAATTTCAAGTGAACAAGTTAATCAAAAGGTGGCTTTCAAAAGCCTTCAATATGACGCGATTCCGGTGCGCCGCAAAAAGGTGGTTCAAAATGTCCAAATTTAAGTATCTATTCTTAGCATTATTTCTAGTATCCCCAAATCTTTACGCTGATGTCGTTAGCTTAACGAGTAATTACGTTGCTGGTCAGTCTGATGTAGTTAGCAAATTAAACTCAGATAGGATTGGCTTGACTAATGGCGTGAACAACATCGAAGGGGCTACCGCAAGCTCTACGGTTCAATCCTACGGACAGGTTAAAGGCGATACCATAAGTGAAGAGAATATGGCCGATGACGCTAATCC